ATATGCCTATGCGTTTAAATGATCCTGATTATTGTCCCTACTGTGGATGTGAATTTGAACTAGAAATTGATATTGATTTAGACCCCTACTAGGGGCTAGTGTTAGACCCTATGTATAGTATAGTATAGTAATGTATAGTAGAAATAAAAGTTGCGAAGAGTGTTGCTGTGTGGAATCAGAAGATAATCCAATCATTGAAGAGTGGGATAATCAAGGGTTTCTCGTAAAAAGTATATGTATGATATGTTACGCAGAAAAAAAATATGAAAATAAGAATACCAACTATTGAGCCAAGAGATTATCAAATACCCTTTCTCAAAGCCTTTGATAGTGGTATACAGTATTCTGTTATATCATGGCATAGACGAGCAGGTAAAGATGTTACCTCATTCAATGCTATGATCAAGCGTGCAATACAAACACCAGGTAACTACTACTACCTGTTTCCTACTAGAGCATGGGCGCAGCGTGCTTTATGGGATAATATCTGTGAATGGGCAGGGGGTAAAAAACTAATCGATTTACTTTGTCCACCGGAAATAGTACGCAGAAAAAACAATTCAGACTTCTTTCTTGACTTAATTAATGGGTCTAGGATAAAGATTGACGGAACAGATAATTTAAATTTTGTTGGGCAAGGAGGATCAGGATATGTGCTGTCAGAGTTCTCATTACACAAAGAGGAAGTATCAGGATTTCTTGCACCTATATTAACAGAGGGTAGTGCATTTGTTATATTCAATGGCACACTACGAGGAAAATCAAATCATCTATGGAGATTATATGAAAATAATAAAGAAAATTCTAACTGGTTTACACAATGGTATCAACTGGGGGATACAAAAACTGCGTACTGGGTTGGTGAAGGGATGGACATTAATTCAGAGCTTGCTGGTAAAACTAGTCCTTATGATGGAAGGGCTTATAAAAATATTCAAGAAGATGTTGACTCGGGGATAATATCCTATGCAATGGCTCGTCAAGAATATTTGAATGAAGCCATCTCTCAAGTTGAGAATAGCTACTATGGCCATGAGCTTGAGATTTTAAAAAATGAGGAAAGATATGGAAATGTCGATATTGGAAATGGGAGTGTATTTACTTTTTGGGACCTGGGTACTTCTGATGCTACAGCCATAATATTTGCACAAGTTATAGATGGTAAACCTATAATTATTGATTATCACGAGTCTAGTGGTAAAAAAATAGAAGATTATGCGATAGTAATAAATAGTAAAAGTTATAAGTATGGGGGTCACTTTGCACCCCATGATGTATCCAAGCGTATGTTATTTGGTGATCTAGTATCTACAGCAAAAGAAGTAGGTATAGATTTTAGACGTGTACCTAAAACTAGCTCGGTATTACAAGATATAGAAATATGTAGACGTAAAATGCGAGAAGTATACATTCATACTAGGTGTGAAGATTTACTAGAACATCTTGAGCATTATAGAGAAGGACCAAGTGGTCGACCTGTACATGATAAACACTCTCATGCAGCTGATGCATTTAGAACAATGATTATGGGAATACATTTAAATCTTGTACATCCTTATTTATCAACAGGCAAACAAATAAAATTACCAAACACAGTAGGGAAGGCAGAAGAATATGTCGATTGGGAATCCAATACAACTAGCGAAAGACCGTTATGGAAAAGATTTCGAGAGTCTAATGGACTTTTATCTGACTCATGGAGTGGTCTATAGTGATGATAAAGTTTTTGTTATGGCTATCATGCATAACAAAGATGCATTGTTAAAAAATAAAAAGAAAGAGCTTGACAATCTAAATTGTTGGTATGTACATTACGCAGCAGGGGATATTTCTCGTTTATTTGAAATCGCACCATATGAATTAGAGTGGGCATTATTTGAACGAGGTGAAGATAAACCACTCAAATGTTATAAAGTAGATAGGATAAGGAGATTAATTTATGGGAGGCGGCAGTAGAACACCTAAACCACCACCAATTCAAACACCACCACCACCGGTTGAAGATATATCAGTAGCATATCAATCTCCAACTATGCGTCAAGAAATAGCCAGGCGACAACGACGTGGTGCATTTGTAACTCGTGGGCAAACATTAGGAGCAAGTGGAGAAGTTCTTGGTGCAGGACCAACAGAGTTAGCACCAGTTGTACAAGCTACTGTTACAGATACACCTGAAAAAGAACTATCTAAAGCAGAATTTTTAAAAAAAAATCCTAGTAATATACGAATAACTGGTGGACCTGCTGCTGCAAATGCAACAAAAAGAAAAAAAGCAGATGAAGATAAAAGATATGCTAATTATCTTAAAACTTTAAGAAAACAAACAGCATCTCGTATGAGTGCTACTAGAGGGCAAACAATATAATGGATGCTAAATCTTTAATTAAAATGTACAATCGTGAAAAAACGAGTACAGAACGAAGTAACTTTAATGATATATATGAAACCTGTGCAGAGTTTTGCAATCCAAAAGCAGATGATATACAAAGTAAAAAAACAGCAGGTGAACGTACAGACTCACAACGAGTAACAGATATTGGTATAAAAGCAAGACGTATGTTTACGGCTGGTATGATGTCCCATTTATTTCCACAAGGACAAAATTGGATACGAGTAATTACTGTTGATCGTGAACTTATGTCTAATGATAATGTTATTCGTGCATTATCTTCTGTATCTAAAAAATTTATTAACGCTATAGAAAACTCAAACTTCTATGAAGAGATGGGACAATGTATTGACCATTGTGGATACATTGGAACAACTACATTATATTGTGAGTCAGATAAGAAAAACTTTATTAACTGGCGATCACATTATATTAATCAATTTTATTTTTGTGAAAACTATCAAGGCCAAGTAGATACTGTTATTCGTGAGTTTAAACTTACTGCTAGACAAGCATTACAACAGTTTGGTGAAGATTGTCCGGAACGTATACGACAAGAAGCAGAGAATATGTCTACGCAAACTAAAGAACATGAGTTTATTCATGTGGTTATGCCTAGAAGTGGATATACTCCTAACACAGATAAGAAAGAAGATAAAAAAGTTGCATCAATTTATGTTAGTTTAACTACAAAAGAAATAGTAATGGAATCAGGATTTGATGAAATGCCTTACTCTGTAGGTCGTTTTTATAAAACAAACTATGAAAAGTATGGTAGAAGTCCTGCATCAGAAGTAATTAATACACTTCCTATGATAAATAGAATGGAAGTAGCTCGTATTCGTGGTGCTGAAAGAGTATCTAACCCACCTTGGTTAGCACCAAATGATGGTAGTGTTAGACGTATATCTAATGATCAAGGGTCTATTATATATTATAACGCAGGTAATCCACTATCTAAACCTGAACAACTACGACCAATGGATAATATAGTTGTTAATGATCAGATGATACAGAAAAAAGAACAAGAAGTAATGGATGCCTTTTATATTCCATTATTCAATCCATTACACAATAAACAAAACATGACAGCATTTGAGTCACAAGAAAGACTTAACTTATCTTTACAGTTTCTTACACCGGCTGTAAATAGGTTAAATAAATATTTTGTTAAACCAGCATTAGAAAGAGCATTTAGTATTATGTTACGAGCCGGTGCATTTAGAGAACTTGAAATAGAAGAGTTATCAGAAGCTAGTCTTGATTTTGATTTAGTAGGTAAAGCATCTATAGCATCAAGACAGATAGAGTTATTTGGTACAATGACTGCTGTTCAACAAATGGCACAGATAGCACAACTTAAACCTGAAATATTTGATAATTTAAATCCTGATAAAACAGCAAGATTTATTCAAGAAGTAAATATGATGCCAATAGATTTACAATTATCAGAGGAAGCAGTACAAGAAATAAGAGATGGTAGAGCAGAAGCTGCTGCTGCACAACAACAAGCAATGCAAGCACAAGCATTAAGTGACGCATACGCTAAAACAAGACAAGCACCTGAAGAGGGTAGTGGTGCAGAATTTGTTCAAGCATTAGTTAATCAAGAAGCAGAGGGTTAATGGATATAGTTGATAAAGTAACCTACGACTTTGAGTGGGATAGTGAGAAGGATTTATCAGAAGAAACTAGACGAGCTTTTGTAAATCTTTTTAATCTAGAAAATAATGATGCGTTATTAGTAACAAAATTTTTAGTAGGTATTTGTAAATGGCAAGATCAAACAGAATATAATGATCCTGTGATTGAAGCAAAAATGAACGCTTTACGAAATGTAATATTAAGTATAAAAAAACAAATTAACATGAAACCCATAGAGGAGGTCACTAATGAGTGAAGAAGAAGTAGTAGAAACTACTGAAGAAGTAGTTGAAGAAGTTGCAGAAGAAACACCTGTAGAAGAATCATCAGAATCATTTGTTGATAATATGTTATCACAAATTGATAATGAAGATATTAAATCAGCAGGATTTTGGAAAAACCTGGAGGGCAAAGATGCTAATGAAGTTGGAAAGTATATTAAAGAACTTCAGAGCTTTGCAGGTAAAAAAGGTGATATTCCGAAGTCAGATGCTTCGCAAGAAGAGTGGGATGCTTTTTATAATAAATTGGGTAGACCTGAAGATGTCGACGGCTATGATTTTACCATTGGTGATGAGTTTACTAAAGTGGTTGGAGAAGAGTCAGCACCTTTTTTTGAAGATGCAGTTGAAGAGTTTAAAAAAGAAATCTTTAAAATAGGTGCAAGTGCAGATCAAGCTGAAGATTTAGTTGATTGGTATTTAGGTTTTGTAGCTAATAGTATTGAAGAAGATAACAAAGCTGTTGAAGAAAATATGCAAGCTATGGAAACTGAACTTCGTAGAGAATGGGGTGACAGTTATGATGGCATGATGAATGGTATTGAAGTTATGCTTGAAGCTAATGGTATGCCAAAAGAAAATATTGAGTTTGCAAAAGAAGCTGGTTTATTAAAAGACCCATCATTTGCAATCGCATTAGGAAAAATAGCTACTAAATTTGGAGATGATCCGGAAATAGGCCATCATCAAACTAATACTATGGCAGGTGTTCGTGATCAACTGTTTGATGTTGAACAAGAAGTTAAAGAATATCTTAAAACAGGTAAACCAATTCCTAAACATATATCAGATAAACGTATGGACCTAATGAATAAGTTAGGTGAAAATTTGTAAAGTTTTGTCTTGACATATATAAGTAGCATATAGTAATTATTTTTTTAACGAAAGAGATAACCTATTTTTAGAACTCTGTAAGTTAGCGTCAACCCAGACGTAAACTGGCAGGCAAGACCTCCTTTTGGAGATAATCAGAGCCGATTAGTCGTGTAAATTAATTAGCCAATTATTAAAAAAGGAGATATAAAATGGCTTCAACTAGTATAACAACTGCATTCGTAAAGCAGTATGGTGCTACTCTAGATTTACTTACTCAAACAATCGGTGGTAAATTTAAAGGCACTCACCTTGAAGAATCTATTGAAGGTGAAGAAAAATATTACGATCAGTTAGGATCAGTTATTGCTGACGAGGTTACTTCTCGCTATGCTGATTCTCCTGAAAATGACATATCTCACGACAGACGTAGAGTAGTTGCTACTGCGTATGACGTTGGATTAATGTTAGATAAGTTCGATAAAGTTCAAATGCTTGTAAATCCTGAATCAGAATATGTTCAGCAACAAGTAACTGCACTTATGCGTAAGTATGACATTGAGTTCTTAAAAGGATTATTCGGCACTTCACAAACTGGTAAAACAGGAAGTGGTACTGCTGATTTAGCTGCTGCTAATAAGATTGCTCATAACAACGAAGGTCTTACTATTGATAAGATTGCTGAAGCAAGAGAGATTATGGAAACTAATGGAGTTGATCTTTCTGATCCATTAAATAAACCATATCTTGCTGTTAGTCCTAAAGCTCTACAAGACTTATTGACTAACACAACTGTTGCTTCTATTGACTTCAATAATATTAAGTCTTTAGTTAGTGGTGACATGAATACATTCTTTGGATTCGAGATCATCAAGTCTAATCAGCTTCCATTTGTAAATGATGCAAATGATGCTGACGGAACAAACCATATAGCAAACCTTTCTTGGGGAGCATCTGACGATCTTCCTGTTGCAGCAAGTGGTGGATCAACTACTGCTGGTAAGAGAGCTTGTGTTGCATATACTCGTTCTGCCGTGCGTCAAGTTACTAATCCTCAAATTATGACAGAGATTAGCAAGCGTGACGATAAGAGATTTAACTACTATGCTTACTCTTGCATGAGAACAGGTGCTGTTCGTATGGAAGAAAAGAAAGTTGTTCAAATCGGTGTCAAAGAATCAGGTGCTAACGCAGGTTAAGGAGGATAATTAGATGGCAACAAATTCAACACAGATTACTGAAGTATATGGTGCTAATACAACCATTACTGCAAGTACAGCCAAAGATGGCACACAAAAGTTGTTTGACTCAAACACTAATGCAGTTGAAGTTAAAACTGCAAAGTTTGACTTTGTATCAGCTGCTGCTGCTCAAGACACATTCAACTTAACAGTATTACCACAAGGTGCAGTTGTTCTTAATGCAACTTTACAAACTAGTGGTGCTTTAGGTAGTGATAGTAGTACAAGAATTAATTTTAAAATTGATGATGTACAAATTGGAACTGCTGATGGTATGGGTGCTATAAACTCCGGTGCTGTTCAAATACATTCAGGATGGGATCAAGCACCTGTAGCTGCTACAGGAATAGGTCTTGTAACTGCTGTAGTAAGTGGATCAAATTCAGTAAGTGGATCAATCACTTGTACTGGTCAAATCTTTTACTACGTTGGTGTATAACAAGTAATATCAGGTGGCATCTAACTACCTTCTCGGTTAGTATAAGTCCACCATTTTTTAAGGATAAATATGGCATTAGGTAAAATAGAAATATGTAATCATGCACTTCTTAAAGTAGGTGCAGACACAATCGCTTCACTTGATGTTTCACAAGCCACAGATGATGGTGTTATTTTTTCTGCAAAACTTTGTAACATTCTTTTTGATCAAGCATTGGTTGAAACATTACGATTATACCCTTGGAACTCTGCAACCAAACGAACACAACTTACCAGGTTAGCAGAAGCACCTGCTTTTAAATATCAATTTAAATACGCATTACCAATAGATTTTGTTAGAGTAATTAATTTATATGCATCTACAGAAGCATATGATGATACAACAGAATGGTCTATAGAATCAGGAGAAGTATTAACAGATTATGATGCTGCATATCTTAAATATGTAGCTAAACCAGAAGATGTTAGTATACTAGACCCATTAGCACAACAAGCAGTTATATGTAGTTTAGCTATGAAACTTGCTGTGCCTATGCATTTAGATGAAAAACTTAAAAACAATTTATTAACAGAATTACAAACAATCATACTACCTGCTGCTCGTAGTATTGATACAATAGAAAACAAAAATTGGGACAACGAAGAAAGCAATTTCCTAGTATCAAGAAACTACAGTTCACCCATAATATAGGAGATAATCTTGGCTATAAGTTATATACAAGCATTCAACTCCGGTGAACTATCAAGAAAAATGGATGGTCGTTCTGACCTAGAAATGTACAAGACAGGTTGTCGTGATTTAGATAATTTTTATGTGCTATCACAAGGTGGAGTAGAAAGACGTAGTGGTACAGAGTTTATTGCTAAAACAAAAGGAGTAAGTAGTGCTGGTGATAAAGCTGTAAAACTTATACCTTTTGATTTTTCTGCTGATACTAATTATATTGTTGAAGTAGGTATTGGATATATTCGAGTATATAATTCTGATGGTACTCAAGTATCAGATAGTGATGTTACAGGTACAGTACCATATACAGAAAGTGATTTACCTGATATACAAGCTATTAGACGATTTGATACATTAATATTAACACACCCAAACCATGAGCCAATTAAATTAGTTCGTGCTACTATTGCACCTACATTTACTGTTGAAGAAGTATCTTTTGTATATCCACCTCTTATGGACCAAAACATTACTGCAACTACATTAGCTATAAATAATGCGTCAGTTGGTACAGGTAAAACTCTTACAGCTTCTACAGCTATATTTGATGAAACACATGAAGGATCAACTTGGGCAATAGATCATGTTAGAACACCTGCACAAAAAACAGTTACAGCTGAATCTAGTGCAACAGGAGAAACATCATCATCAACATTAGATGTTAGTTTTAGTACATGGAATGTGCAAACAGATGGTACATTTTTAGGGTCAGTAAAAATACAACGAGATAAAAATGATGGAGCTGGATTTTTAGATTACATTGTACTTGGTGATACTACAGGTGGTACAGCACGAAACTTTAGTTATTCAACACCTATAGCAGAAGATGGTAATACACAAATAAAATTAGTACATGATTTAGATAATAGTAGTCCTGGTACTATTAAATATGAAATACAAGTTGATGAAAACTTTACAAAGGGATTAGTAAAAATTACTGATGTTGCAAGTAGTGGATTAAAAACAACAGCAACAGTAGAAGTATTATCACCACTTGGTGGTACAGGTACAACAACTACTTGGAATGAAGCAGCATTTTCAAACTTTAGAAAATTTCCTTCAGCAGCAGAATTTTATCAAAACAGATTATTTTTTACAGGATCAGAAGATGAGCCATCAACTATCTTTGGGTCTATATCAGGAGATATATTTAATTTTTTACCTGGTGCTACATCAGACATGGCCATTAAACGAACAGTTGATAGTCCTGAAAAAGCACAATATTTAATCGCTAAAAGAGATTTGTTTATGGGTACAGATGGAGGAACAGTATCTGTTAAGTCTGTTGATGGTGATGCTTTAATTACTGCATCTAATATTAATACACAAGTAGAAAACTCATATGGGTCTGCTAAAGTACAACCAGTAGTAGCAAATGATGTAGTAGTATATGTACAACGTAATGGATTAAAATTAAGAGAACTTATATATAGTAGAGAAGCAGATGTATTTGTTGCTAATGATTTAAATGTATTAAGTGAAGATATTACAGGTACAGGTGTAAAAGAAATATTTGTACAAAAAAATCCTGAACAAATTATATGGTGTATAAAAGATGATGGTACTGCATGTATTCTTACTTATGATCGTATGCAAAAACTTATGGGTTGGGCAAACATTATTACTACAGGTACAATAGTTAGTGGGGCTACTATACCAGCAAGTGGAGAAGATTTAGTATATCTTTGTGTTAATCGTGGTACAACTGACTCTCCTATATTTTGTATTGAAAAGTTTGCAACTAGGTCTAATTTAGATTTTTATGTAGATAGTGGTGTAAAAGCTACAGGAACTAATATTACTTCTGTTAGTGGACTAACTCATTTAGAAGGTAAAACAGTACAAGTAGTAGCAGATGGTAACTTTCATTCTACACAAACTGTATCTAGTGGAGCTATATCTATAGATCAACAATCAAGTACAATTATAGCAGGCCTATCTTTTACTTCAACATTACGACCTATGCCTATAGAGCCAGCACTCGTTGGAAGAAACTCACAATCAAGAGTAAAAGCAGCATCTAAAATTATAGTACGTTTTTTAAATACTAAAGGTGGAGAAGTTGGAGAACAAGGTAGACAGTTAACTAGTTTTCCAACATTAAAAACAACTGACCCTGCTGGACAAGCAATAACAGTTAAAACCGGACAACAAAGATTTTTTGTAGGATCAGATTATGAAAGAGAAAAACTTATTGAAGTCAAACAAGATTTACCTTATCCTATGACTGTGTTAAGTATAGCGACTAATATAGACGTGGAGGGGTCATAATGACATTAGGATTAGCATTTGGAATACAAGGTGCTGCATCAGTTATTGGTGGATTATTTGGTAGAAGTGCAGCTAAAAAACAAGCTAAAGCAGCAAAAGCTATGGCACAATATAATGCTAATGTTGCTAGAGTTAATGCACGATCTGAAGCAGATGCTATTGAGTTTAGTGCTAGACGTTTAGCTAAACAACAACGTGAACTACAAGCACAACAACGTATGAGTGTAGCAAGTCGTGGTGGTACATTAGGAGGTACAGATTTACTTACTCTATTGGACCAAGCAGAACAAATGCAATTAGATCAATTAGAATTACAACGACAAGCAGATATAGCTACTATTAGTGGTGAACAACAAGCACAAAGAACAATTTTTCAAGGACAACAACAAGCAGCAGTTGCTAAAGCACAAGGTCGTGCAGCATTAGCTCAAGGATTACTTGGTGCAGCATCAGCATATAGTGGATTTAAAGCAGCAAAGATGAGGCAATAATATGGCAGTAGGATTACCAAAATATAAATCACAAGTACAAGTATCAGGAAAAGGTACAGCACAAACTATTGATCCTGGTTTAGCCATACAAGCTGCTGGTGCTAATGACAAGTTAATAGGTGAAGTTATAGAAAAAGCTGGTGGTGTAGCATCTGACTTTTTTCAAAAGAAAGCTGAATCAGAAGATAGAGCAGAATTAGCAAAACTTGCAAAAGCACAAAGCGAACTACCATCTATTATTGAAAAAAATAAACAAGATGCTTTATTTGGTAGAGGTAATTATGAGGGCAATCCTTTAGGTTTAGATGATATATATGAACAAGTAACCAAACCAGCATTAGAACAATTTCAAGAATCAGCAAATAACTCAACATTTAATTTTGGTGCAAATAAACAAAAATTAGATGTGTCAGTAAATAATTTTATAACTCGTATAAATCAACAAGAAATTATTAATAAAAATCGTATTGAATTAGAACAAAGCAATCACGATAGGTTACAAGGTGCATTTCAAAAAGAGTATGATGCTCAACAAATGCAAGATGAATTAGATGTTTTACAACTTGATCCTATTACAAATGCTGAACAAATAAAAAGTAAACAACAACAACTTGATAAAATTAAAACAGAATATGAAGCAGAGTTTAAAGATTTAGAAAGAACAACTAAACCTGGTGCTATAGATAAACAAAGATCAACATTTGCATATAACACTTATACTGGTCTTGTACGACAAGCACAGCTTGATTTAAAAAATAATGATATTACTATAACTGAATATGAGGAAAGATTAAAAAAACTTGAAAAAGAGATAGAAGATAGTGATGTTATAGATGTTAATTTAAAAAGAACATTAGAAGCTGAAATTATTTCTAAACGAACTTCTGCAAATATTACGTATTCTAGACAAGTTAATACTGTAGAAAGTAAACTTGCAGAAAAAGCAGCAACAGTAGATGGTTTACAAGAAATTGATTTTGTAGATATAAAAAAACTATATGGAGAAGAACTTGGTAATAAACTTATAGATGACGCAGTAGCAGGACAAGTATCAAACTTAGCTATTCAATTAGATAAATTTCCACAAACTCAAAAAATAATTAATAAGTTTACAGAATCTGAAGACCCACAATCATTTGAAGAATTTGTTTTAGAAGCAACAGAAGAATTAGGAAGCAAAAATGGTGTTTTAGTTAGAAGATTAGGAAGGGTTTTATTAAGAGAAATGTTAGAAGAAAATCCTACATTAAGTGCTGAAAAAGTATTTGGAAAAGCAGGTAAAGTAAAAGCAGGCACAAAACGTGAAACAATATCTATTCCATATAATGGGAGAGCAAAACAATTATTTTTTGATTTATTAGAAGCAGGAAATGCTCTTGATTTTTTAACTAAAGAAGATAGGCAAGAGTGGGAGTCTAAAATAGAAGGAGGAACTTTAGCATTAGTAGAAATGTTTAGTTTAGCAGCTAGTCCACAAGATGTTACAGATGAAATGATTGATGCTTGGCGTTTAAAATATGAAGCTCCTGTAGCTAAAAAAATAGCTCGAGAAACTTCTATTAGTAATCCTATGATAAAATTACCAAGCAATAATAAAACAGTAAACTGGGGTGATATGTAATGTCATTTAATGTTACTTTACCAAATGGAGCAACTATTAATGATATTCCAGATGGTACAACAAAAGAAGAAATAAAATCAAAAGCTATATCATCAGGTTTAGCTGTTGAATCTGATTTTAATATTCTTTCAAATTCAAATTATGCTGCTCATATGTCTTTAAATAAAGGATTAGGATATAATGCAACTCCTGAACAAAGAGTTATAATAGATGATAATTTATCAGATGATGATAAAGAAATGTTAGAAGCTAAAAACTTTTACAGTATTCGTGATAATAAAAATTATAGTGATCAAGAAGTTAAAGCACAAATAGAATATGAATATGGTAGGGGAGCTAGAGCTAGTCGAGCAAATAAACGAAATAGAAAAGCTACTGATGATATAGTTACAGATAGTTTAAAAGCATTCGGATTAAATTTAAAAGCTATAGGTCAATCATCACCATCAGCAGTTAAAGATTTTGTTGATTTTACTAAAAAGTATAAAATTTATCCTATTTTAAAAAAATTAGTTCCTGTGGGAATATCAACAGCATCTTTTGCAGTCGATAAAGTAGAAGAAAAAGACCCTGATTATTTTAATGAATTACAAGCAAAGGCCAATGCAACTGCTGAACGTGCATCTAACCTTCAAGGTAAATACTTATTAGAATCTGATGTAGGATTTGTAGAAGCAATACAAGATAATAGATGGGATATTGTTGGTAACAGAATAATTAATGCTTTAGCGTTTGAATTACCTAAACTAACAGCTCAAATAGGATTAGCTTTAGCTACTAAAAATCCAATGGCAGCAGTAGCTTTTGGAGGAGCAACAGCAGCAGGTCAAGAATACGCATCTATGGAATTAGCAGAAGATGATTTAACAAAAAGAGTATTACAACCTTTTGGAGTTGGAGTTGTTAATATAGTAACAGAAAAACTTGGTACAGGTAAAATTCTTGATGATTTAATGAAAAGACAAATAGGTGAAGGTATTTCTAAATCTTTAGTTAAAGAAGGATTAAAAGGTGCAGGTAGAGGTTTTGTATCTGAAGGATCAGCAACTTTAGGTGAAAATGCAATAGCTAAAGCATTTGGTGAAGAACTAGGATTATTAGATAATGTATTGTTATCAAGTATTGTAGGATCAATATTAGATGGTAGTGTTGCTAGTCTTGGTACAGCTATTACACAAGGAGATGCAGTACGAATAAGAAAACAATATTCTAATGAACAAATAGATGCAATAATACAAACAAGTCCATTGTTAAATCAAAATTCTGAAACAGTACAAGCTGCAACAGAAGCATTAAAAAATCCATTTATTGATGAAAATGTTGGTAATTTAAATAAAGTTTTATTTGATGACACACAAGAAGTAAGTGCTGTACAAGAAAAATTAAAACAAATGGAAGAGGAAACTGCACAAGAGGTTACTCCTACAGAAGAAGTTATACCTAAAAGAAAAACAGAATCAGATATACAAGGTGTTCCTCCTGCTGAAAATGCACAAGAAACACAATCTGCTACTACAAGAGGAACTTATATAAAAACAGCAAATGTATTAAATAATATAATTCCTGAAGGGCAAATATTAGATTTTGGAGCAGGTAGAGGTATAGGTGCAGAAGCTATTAATGCTAAAACATATGAGCCATTTCCTCGTGAAGGATTTACTCCTGATTTTACTGACGCTTCAAAAATACCTTCTAATAGTGAAAGTAAAATTAATTCTTCTAGTGTTATTAATGTTGTTCCAAAAGATATTAGAGATGGTATTGTTTTAGATATTGGTCGTATTTTAAAACCAAATGGTGTTGCAATTATTACTTCTCGTACTGAACAAAGTATTAAAAAAGGTGCAGAAAATATAAAACCTTTTGAAGGAGAAGAAGGTGCATATATAGTTGGTAAAGAAGGAAGTAAACAAACTTTTCAAAAAGGTTATTCGCAAAAACAATTAGTTGAATATGTACAAGGTATATTAGGAAATAATTTTGAAGTTACTAATGCACCAAAAACAACTGATGGTAAAGATATAAGTGGCTCTGCTGTATTAATTAAAAAACTAAAAGCTACAGAAATTACACCTACAGAAACACCTACAGAAACACCTACAGAAACACCTACTTTTGTAGAAGATTTAAAAACAATAAAAGATACAAATGATTATACTGTAAGTGTTAAAGAAATAAAAATTGCAGGAAAAAGCATTGATATAACCTTTACTTATAAAGATGGTACAAAAACAGCTGCTATATTAACTCCTCAACAAGATTCTGTAGATATAAAATCTTTAGTTTCAGATGTAAAAGGACAAGGTAGAGGAACTCAATTAATGCAAGAAATAATAAAACTTGCAGATAAAAACAATACTAAATTAACAGCAACAGCATATAATTTTACAAAAAGTCCTGTAAATTTTTATAAAAAGTTAGGATTTAAAGTTGATGGAGAAGATGCGTTTGGTGCGTCATTTGTTAGCTATACACCTAAAGCAGTTACACCTACAGAAACACCTACAGAAATACCGGTTATTAAAACTAAAAAAGGATCAGTAATAAAACGATACCAGGATAATGTAGGTAAACGAGTAGGAAGTAAAATATATGTACATAAAAATTATGCTAGTGAAATAGTACCAAAAGATATACTAGATGCTGCTATTGCTAAATTACCTAGTGACTTTGCATACAATACTATAACTTATGATACAAAAACACAATCTGTACGATTTGATGAAGCACCTGATTTTGATACTGCAACAGAGCCAAGAGTTGGTAAAATATTTACAGTTAATAAAGATGGTACAACAAAACAAAGTTCATCTAATTCTATATGGCATCACAAGTGGACTTGGGTAAAAGATGACTATACTGGATTTGATGTAAATGCAAGTAGAAACTGGAGTGCTACATATTCTCCACAACTTGATAGGCCAAAAGGAACACAAGCAAGTTGGGATAAACAATTAGAAGAAGCTAATATATCTAAACCTACAGAAGTAGATGCACAACCTATAGATGATTTACCAACTAGAGTTAAAATAGATAAAGCATCTAATATTGAGTTTAATAAAATATTTGGTGCTGATTTATCACGAGCAGATTATCAATCTCAAGAAAATTCTATACAACAAGCAATAGATAAAAACATATCTGTTGATGATGTAAGAGCTAAAATTAATAACAAGCAAGCTGTAAACAATGAAGAACTTGCTGCTTTACTATTAAGAAAAGTAGAGCTTGTAAATGAATTAGAATCTATAAATAATCGTATGGAACAGACAACTGATGAAATAGAACTTGTAGATTTAATACAAGAAAAAAGAAATAAAATAGATCAGTCTATTGATCTTACAGAAACTATAAGACAAGGAGCAACTACAATAGGTAGAACATTACAGTTTTTATCTACTGCAATGGATAGAAAAACATTTACATTAGAAAATAGTATTATAGAACTTAAAACAAATACAGGTAAAGAAGTAACTCCTGAACAACGTAAAGCATTAGAAAATCTTTATAAAGAATTAACTAAAGTTAGAACAGAGATTGCTGACTTTGATTTAATGACAGCAGAAGAAAAATTAATTCTTGAAATAACAGCACCAGTAAGAAGGCTTCGTAGTACAGTAACAACTAAAAAAGATAAAAATGCTGCATTAAGAATAATTAAACGAAGGCAAGATAGATTATTTAAAATAATTGATGAGCTTAATGATGACTTACCTGCAAAACGTAAAGTTAAAAAAGTGCAAGAAGAAGATTCAGAAGGCTATCTTGCTATGATAGAAAATGTACAAAAAGAGTTAAAAGCAAAACGTAAAGAGAAAAGATTAGAAACACAAATACAAGATTTAGAACGACAAGTTTTAACAAAAGAAATAAAAGAAAAACGTAAAGCAGCACCAAAGATTGTATCTGATCGTATTTTAGAACTTGAAGTTAAAAAGAAACAACTACAAGAAGAAATAAATATTTACATTGAATCACAAAGACCAAAAACAGATTTTGAAAAATTCCAATTAATATATGATATATTTAGAAATGCTAAATTAACAGCAGATATAGGCCACTTATTTAGACAAGGTGGGATAGTAATTAGTAATCCAAAACTTTGGGGTAAAGAATATGGAGGAGAAAAATTCTTTAAAGAATCATTCAAAGCATTTAATAAAGTAAATGCAGATAAAGTTGAAGTAGCTATTAGAGATGATGACTTATATCAATTAGCAATAGATGCTGGATTAAGACTTGTTAAGCAAGGGGATAAACTAGGACAAAGGGAAGAAATATTACAAAACAATTTAATAGATAAAGTACCTGTTATAGGAGATGCTACAAAAGGATTTGCAAGAATACAAATTACTGGTACTAACTTTATTAGATATGCTGCCTTTAAATCATATATGGAGGGAATACAAAACCCTACGTTGCAAGATGCTAAAGACGCAGCAAAAGCAGTAAATATATTAACCGGATATGGTGTTTATAAAGCAACAGGAGGTACAGTAGAAAAAGCATTAAACTTGGCACTTGTATCTCCAAGATTTGCAGTTTCAAGATTACAAGCACCAGTTTTATTAACTCAAGCAGTTACTCAATCAGTAAGAGAAAAAGCAGGTATGGGACCTAGAGATGGAAAACAGTATATAAATAAACAAGTAAGAAAACGAATTATTGAAGATGCTGCATTTACTTTTGCTACACGTTTAGGACTTATGTTTATAGCTTCATTAATATTTGATGATGTAGAAATTGGTGATGATCCTAAAAGTTGGACATATGGGAGATTGATTGTAAGGTTAGGTCGTAATAAGTACAGAGTCTATGACCCTTGGGCAGGTATGAGTTCTGCTTTAAACCCTTTTAGAGGATCAATTTTTGAAAAAGGATTCTTTGATCCTCGTGCACTTGGTGATTTTGGGGCAGCAAGAGCACATCCAGCATTGACAGCAGTTAATGCAACAGTTTTTGGTAAAGACTACTTTGGAAAAGAAATAGGAAAAGTTGATGCTATTACCACTTCAATAAGTCCTATTGTGATAGAGGGTATAAGAGATGCAATAGAAAAAGATACAGGATTATTAGACTTATATATGGCTGTATCTACAGATGTAACTGGTGTTCCAAGTTTAGTAGTAGAAAAGAAAAATATTCCTAAAAAGGCTTTTAGGTAGAGATTTAACTTGACAATGGGTAATTTATAATATACACAACAATGTAAGGGGAAAACATGGCAATTTCAACATTAAAAAACAGAGAATCTTATATATCAGAAGCAAATCAGACAAGTTTTGATTTTACTGTTAGTGGCGTAAGAGTACCATTTTTTGCAAATTCAGATATTAAAGTTTTTAAAAGAGCATCCGGAGAAACAGCAGACACAGAATTAACATTCAATGCTTCTCCATCTAGTAATGCACAGTTTAGTATTACAGCAGTAAATAACGATACCAGGCAAGGTGGGACCATAGTTCTTGGTGGTACAGGTTATGCTGCTGGTACTACTATAACAATAGAACGTGTTGTTCCCTTTACTCAAGAATACACATTACAAGAAGGGTCAGCTATTGATCCTACAGCTTTGAATACTGCATTAGATAGAACAGTAGCACAAACACAACAATTAGATGATGATAGAAGTGTTACCTTTCCTGCATCTGACGCTTCATCTGTAACATATAATATAACTGAAAGTGCAGCATCAAGAGCAAGTAAAGTATTAGGGTTTGATAGTAGTGGTAATGTTAATACACAAACATTTTCATCTGTAGCAGGTGATGCAGTATCCGGTGGTAATGGTATAGATATTACTGCTAATAATATATCAGTAGATGTTACAAGTGATTTTACATTTAGTTCAGGTGAATTAGCATTGGCCACAGATTCTGTTGATACAGCAGAAATAAAAGCAAATGCAGTAGATACAGCAGAAATAGCAGATAGTGCAGTAACAGAAGCCAAGATAGGTAACAATGCAGTTACAGCTTCTAAAATAGCAGGTAATGCAGTTGGATCAGCACAAATATCTGATGGTGCAGTTACTTCTTCAGAGTTAGCTGGTAATGCAGTAAGTTTAGCTACAATGGCACAGATGGCACAGAATACTGTTATCGGTAGAATAACTAGTGGTACAGGTAATCCTGAACATATTGCAAATGGTATTAATGATCCTACTAGGAATTATCATAGTACAAGTGCAAGTACATCTAGTGCTACTGTTATACAAAACGATCAAGGTAGACCTATGTGGGTAAGTATGAGTTTAGAAGGAGGATCAAGTTCAGAAATTGGAGAGTTTAAAGGTGAGATAAGTCCTAATAGTGATATGTCATCTTCTATAAGAATTGCTTATATGGAAGGTGATCCTGATGGAAATGAGCATCATGGTGCTACTCTTAATATGATTGTACCTGTTAATTATTATTATAGGTGGACTTTTACTTTTGCTAATGGAAGTCTTGAAACAGCATTACATAGTCAATTTGTTTTATAAATTAATTTAAAAAAAAGGATAATATTATGTCAATAGAAGCTCAAAAATTCCCTAACACAGGGGAAAGTATACAAGTCGGTGGAATGACTGTAAAAGGTAATGTTAATACAGCTATAACTATAAGAGCAAACTCAATTATAGAAGTTGCTGATACAGCTGGTGCTGGTGCATATGTTAAATTAGATACTTCTGATCCAGGTACAGTATCTAGTGGTACATCAGGTGCATT